TAGAAACAAAATACTCTCAAGACATGTTAGAGTATCAAATGTTACAAGAAGATGGAACGTTAATATTGAACGAAACAAATGGTTCTATAATTAAAGAAGATTATTCTGTTACACAAGAACCTATAGACAATGCAGACTTTGATAATTTAGTTACATTAGAAGGTATATTAGACTTTAGTGAGAAAAATCCATTTGGAGAAATAGGGGCATAGAATGTTTAAGGATAAGTCATTTTATCACAGTCATATAAGAAAGGCAGTTATTGCCTTTGGAACTATATTCAATAATATTAATATTGAACGTAAAAATAGTTCTGGTGCAGTGGCTCAAACAATTAGAGTCCCTTTAGCCTATGCTACTAAACAAAAGTTCTTAACAAGAATCAATAGAGTTACAGACTCTACTACAAGGGGAGAAGTAGCAATAACACTTCCTAGAATGGGATTTGAAATACAAGGAATACAATATGACCCAAGTAGAAAGACAACTATAATAAATAAGAATAAAGCCGTTGGAACAGGCGACGATACAAATACAGTTAGGGTAGCATTTAATTCTACACCATATAACATGAACCTAGCTTTATATGTGTTTGCTAAAAACCAAGACGACGGTTTACAAGCTGTGGAACAAATAATTCCATACTTCAATCCAGACTTTAATGTAACAATTAATGATCTGCCAGAACTTGGTTTAAAAAGAGATATAAAAATAACATTAGATAACGTAATGTATGAAGACGAGTATGAGGGTGAGTTTGCTAGTAGATTAAGTATAGTATGGACATTAAATTTTACTATGAGACTTAATTTTTACAGCAACGTAGCAAATCAAGGTGTTATCAAGAAAGCAATTGCAGATATATACAATGATCCTACCATGTCCTTAAGCACGTTAAATGATAGAGCTAGGTATCAAGCTAGTGTCAATCCATCAACGGCAACACCGTCAGATGCATATACGTTCTTAGAGGAATTTGATGAAACGTTCGAACAATAAGAATCCTTTTGAAGACTTGGATAAAAAGTTCAATACAAAGGAAGTAACAAAAGCCCTAGAGGAAAACTTAAAAAAGACTCAGGAAGAAAGACAGTTACCTGCAGTTGATATGTCAGAAGAAGATAAAGAGGCTTTACTAAGAAAACAACAAGAAGAGGATTTACAATATGCTAGATCAATTCTTAAACAGGCAGAAGCATACAATGATGAAGCCATACAAGGTATCATGCACATTGCTCGTAACTCTGATCAGCCTCGTGCTTATGAAGTTGCTGGCGCTCTTATAAAAAACTTACAAGATACTGCTAAAGATATGATTGATGTTCATGAAAGACATAAAAGAGTAACACAGGATAAACAAACAAAAGGAACAGTTAAAACAACCAATAATCTATTTGTAGGTAGCACAAAAGATCTATTAAAGGCAGTTAAAGACGAACAAAACAAAACAATAGACGTAACACCAGATGACCCAAGCTGAAGGAAATAGTTATCACGGCAATCCTAATCTTAAACCATTAGCATATCAACACGATTTCTCACAGGAAGAGATAGAAGAATATATTAAGTGTAAGAATGATCCTGTATATTTTATAGAAAACTATGTTAAAATTATTACACTAGACTCAGGCTTACAACCATTTAGACTATACGATTGTCAGAAGAAAAAAGTAGATTGTATAATGAATAATAGACGTGTGGTGTTAATGGAAGGTAGACAACAGGGTAAAACAGTAACATCAGCGGCTTGTATATTACATTATACTATATTTGAAGAGGATAAAACTGTAGCTATAATGGCTAACAAGTCAGCAGCTGCTAGAGAAGTTCTAAACAGATATCAAATAATGTATGAAAACTTACCTATATGGATGCAACAAGGTGTTAAGACATGGAACAAGGGTGACGTAGAACTAGAAAACAATAGTAAAGTATTAACAGCAGCAACCACAGCAGCAGCTATCAGGGGTAAATCTGTAAACTGGCTATACATTGATGAGGCAGCAATCATACCTAATAACGTTGCAGATGAGTTCTTTACTTCTGTTTATCCAACGATTTCTGCTGGTGAGACAACAAAAATTCTACTTACATCTACACCACTAGGTTACAATCACTTCTGGAAGTTCTGGAATGAGTCTTTAGAAGGAGTAAATGGTTTTGAAAACATGTTCATTCCTTATTATGAGATACCAGGAAGAGATGATAAGTGGTTAGAAGAACAAAAACAATTATTAGGAGATGTAAAGTTTAACCAGGAGGTTATGTGTGAGTTCTTAGGTTCTACGAACACACTTATAAACGCACAAACAATACAAAGGCTATCTACAAAAGACCCAGAGTTTACTAATAATGGATTAGATATATACGAGTCTCCTCAAGAAAACCACTATTACGCTATAACAGTAGATACATCTAGAGGTATTGGGGGAGATTATTCTGCTTTTGTCGTAGTAGACATAACAGAAATGCCATATAAAGTAGTAGCAAAATACAGAGATAATAAAATAGCACCTATGTTATATCCAGATATAATAGGTAAAGTAGGCAAAGATTACAATAATGCCTTTATATTGGTAGAAGTAAATGACATAGGGCAACAAGTCGTAGAGATATTACATCAGGAAATAGAATACGAAAACATATTAAGCACAGTAAACGAACAACAGAAACAATATGTAAGTCCTGGTTTTGGTAAATCAACAAAGCATGGAGTTACAACTTCTAAACAGGTTAAAAGACAAGGGTGTTTTGCATTCAAGTCATTGTTAGAAGAACAAAAGATGTTGGTATTTGATGAACATATAATACATGAAATATCTACATTTACAGAAAAAGGCAACACATATCAAGCAGATGAGGGTTATCATGATGACTTGGTTATGTGTTTAGTATTATTTGGATGGTTATCTAGTCAACAATTTTTTAAAGATATGACAGATATCAATACGAGAGAAGGACTATATAAACAACAAATGGGAGATATAGAAACTAATCTTACACCATTCATTAGATTAGATGGACAAGAAGAAGAGGCAGAAGTTATAGACGGAGACTTATGGTTGACAGACGACGCATACAATCCTAAGAACTTACAAAAGAAATTGAAAAGAATGATAGGGCAAGTAGCCCCTAGAAGTCGAACAGAGTAGTGTATATACAATAAATTTTAACTGTATATACAAAAAGGCATGTCTAATATCTGCCATTTATAAATATGATTGATGATATTAAAAACTTGTGTCATTCATAAGATAATATAAACCGAGGAGAAAAACATGGCATTTCAGCTATCACCAGGTGTTCTAGTAACTGAGAAGGATTTTACTAGCGTTGTCCCAGGCGTAGCATCAACTATTGGTGCATTTGTCGGGGATTTCCAGTGGGGTCCGGCAGGCGAGATCACAACAATAAGTTCTGAGAACCTACTTGTAGAAAGGTTCTTTGAGCCAAATACAGCGAATGCGGCAGGCTGGCTAACAGCAGCATCGTTCTTGGCTTATGGTAATAATTTAAAAGTCGTAAGAGTTTTAGATGATGATACAGCAAAAAACGCTGTAGCATCAGGAACAGCAACGTTAATTAAAAACGATGACGACTATGTAAATAACCACGGTTCAGGTGAAGGTTCAAATGGAATGTGGGCAGCTAAGTATCCAGGCGCTATGGGGAACTCCCTTAAAGTGTCATTTGCGGATTCTAGTAATTACGACACTAACTCAGTAGCAAGTGTAACTATAACAGCAGGAGGCTCTAGTTATACTTCAGCACCTACTGTAACTTTTAGTGCACCACCAGCTGGCGGAGTTACTGCTACAGGAACAGCTACAATAAGTGGCGACGCTGTATCAGCAGTTACAATTACTAATCCAGGTAATGGATACACATCAGCACCTACAATTTCATTCTCAGGTGGAGGCGGTTCTGGAGCAGCAGCAACAGCAGTTCTAGCAACAGATTGGGCATATAAAAGCTTCTTTAGCTTTGCTCCATTAACTTCACTTTACACTCAAGCTAAATTAGGCTCAAATGACGAGTTGCATTTAGTAGTAGTTGACGAGGACGGACTATTTACAGGAACAATAGGAACAATCCTAGAAAGATTTGAAGGTCTTTCGAAAGCATCCGACGCTAAAGGCTTAGACGGCGAATCAATATTTTATAAAGATGTGATTAATGCACAATCTAAATACATTTATTGGACAGACCATCCAGCAGGCGACAGCACTTGGGGTAATGCCCAGGCAAACCAAGCATTTACATCAGGCTTTACAGCAGCAGAATCAACTGTTTCGCTTTCAGGCGGTGTAGATGATGCTCCAGACAGTGGCGACATTCAAACAGGATGGTCATTGTTTGCAGACAAAGAGAGTATAGACGTAAGTCTATTAATAACAGGGGAAATTAGCACAACAGACCAAAAATGGGTCCAAGACAATATTGCTAGAGTCCGTAAGGATTGTGTAGCATTTGTATCACCTCAGAAAGCTAGTGTTGTAAACAACTCAGGCTCAGAGGTAACAGACACTATTGCTAATAGGAACGCTCTAACAGGAACATCTTATTCCTTTATGGACGGTAACTATAAGTATATGTATGACAGATACAATGATGTCTACAGATGGGTTCCATTAAACGGAGACATTGCAGGGTTATGTGTAATCACAGATAACAACAATGATCCTTGGTTCTCACCAGCAGGTTATAACAGAGGTATTATTAAAAACGCTGTTAAACTAGCATATAATCCTACACAAGCACAAAGAGATGACTTATATAGTGCACAAGTCAATCCAATAATTAATTCTGCAGGAAGTGGAATTGTATTGTTGGGAGACAAAACTATGTTACCAGCACCTAGTGCTTTCAATAGAATTAACGTGAGAAGGCTGTTTAACGTTGTAGAAAAAGCAATTGCTACAGCAGCTCAATTTCAATTATTTGAATTTAACGACGCATTTACAAGGTCACAATTCACATCGTTAATAACACCTTTCCTCAGAGACGTTCAAGGACGTAGAGGACTATATGACTTTAAAGTAATTTGTAACGAAAATAATAACACTGGAGAAGTAATTGACAGAAACGAATTCGTAGCTGACATATTCCTAAAACCAGCCAAGTCTATTAATTTCATACAACTAAACTTTATTGCTACTAGAACGGGTATTAACTTTAGTGAAATTGGCGGGTAAATTATAAATAGGTATATAGGAGAATAAAATGCCAGACATATCACAATTTAGAGCACAACTAGGAGATGGTGGTGCAAGACCCAACCAATTCGTAATAAAGATCAATTGGCCGAGCGTCTGTCCTTCAGGATTAGGTCTAGACTCTAATACAAGTTTACTTGTAACGGGTGCAGCTGCCCCAGCTTCAACTGTTAATCCAGCGATTATACAGTATAGAGGTAGGGAAGTTAAGTTCGCAGGAGAAAGAATTTTTGACCCATGGACTATTACAGTCGTTAATCCTAACGATTTCGGAATGCGTGCAGCATTTGAGGAATGGTTAGATGCAATGAATGCAAAAGATTCCAATGAGGGTGCACTAAGACTAGAAGATTACGGAGCAGAAATCATCGTTCAACACTTAAACAGAAACGATGACCCAATTTGTGAATGGACTTTAAGAGGTGCTTTTCCAATTAACATGTCAGAAATTGCATTACAATATGCACAGAATGACATTTTGGAAGAATACACAGTTACATTCCAATACCAAGATTACATTGGTGGAGAAGGCAGAAGCTCAGTAACAGCATCACTTACAGCGTAAGTGAGCCAATTAACCAGAATGGTTAGGTAGAAATTATGGATTTATTTGGATTTGAAATAAAGAGGAAGGATAAGTCTACAAATGAAAAATCGTTTGTAGCACCCTCCGAAGATACGGCGATAGAAAGTATAAGAGCCGGTGGTTATTATGGCACCTACATGGATTTGGAAGGTGTCGCACAAACCGAGGCAGAACTTATAAAAAGATATCGTGACATCGGCATGATGGCTGATGTAGACACAGCAATTGAAGACATTATTAATGAGTCAGTTGCACAGTTAGAAAACGAAGCGCCGGTAGAACTTAATGTTGACAATGTCCAATTATCGTCAGCAGTTAAGAAAAGAGTCCTAAGTGAATTCGAGGAAATTAAAAGTATCCTGGACTTTAAGGACAGAGCCCAGGACTACTTCCGTAGGTGGTATATAGATGGACGACTATACTTCCACAAGGTTATAGACCTTGAAAATCCTAAGGCAGGGATAAAAGATATTAGATATATCGACCCTCGTAAAATTAGGAAAGTCCGAGAAGTCAAGAAGGAGAAAAATCCTTCTGGAGTTCAAATGGTTAAGAGTGTTGAAGAATACTTTATCTATAATGATAAAGGTGTAACACAAAAGCCTGGAGCATATGTAGCACCTGAAAACCAACAAGGTTTGAAGATTACAAAAGATGCTATTACATATTGTCCAAGCGGATTAGTAGATCAAGATAAAAACATACCTTTATCTTATTTACATAAGGCTATTAGGCCAGCTAACCAATTAAGAATGATGGAGAACGCAGTAGTCATTTATAGGATTACAAGGGCTCCAGAAAGACGTATTTTTTATGTAGATGTTGGTAACTTGCCAAAGATGAAGGCAGAACAATATCTAAAAGACATCATGGACAGGTATAGAAATAAACTTGTTTACGATGCTAACACAGGAGAGATACGTGATGATAAGAAATTTATGTCTATGTTGGAAGACTTCTGGTTACCTAGAAGGGACGGCGGAACAGGGACACAAATTGATACATTGCCAGCAGGTCAAAACCTAGGGCAAATAGAAGACGTAGAATATTTTCAACGTAAATTGTATCAAGCATTGAATGTTCCAGTATCACGTTTAGAACAACAGGCAGGATTAAACTTTGGTAGAGCAGCTGAGATAAACCGAGACGAGATGAAGTTTACAAAATTCATCATCAAGTTAAGAAGGAAGTTCTCAGTTATGTTAAGTGATCTTTTAAGAACACAGCTCTTACTAAAAGGTGTTTTAACTGAAGACGACTTTGATGCTATTAAAGACGATCTAGAGTTTGAGTTTGCTACAGATGCTTACTACACAGAATCTAAAGAACAAGAGATTCTAAGAAGTAGAGTAGAAGTATTAAATGGATTAGCAGCTTACATAGGAACATTTTTTAGTAAGCGTTATATACAGAAAAACGTATTAATGCTTACCGATGAAGAGATTGAGACTATCGAAACAGAATTGTTAAGTGAGCCTCAATATCAAAGACAATATCAATGGAGTCCATTGAGTGCAGTTCAACAAGAAGCACCTGAAGGACCCGAAGGACCAGCCGGCGAAGGAGTTCCAGAACCCGGCCCAGATAACGGAGCATAAATAGTATGGCAGAAAATGAGAACAATGAAGTTGAAGTAGAGGTTCACGAACCTTCTACTAATAGTATGTTGGACAATATGATTGCTGGTAAGGCATCAGACGTTCAAGATAATTTTAACGATTTAATGCACAGTAGGGCAACCGAAGCATTAGACCAACGTAAGGTAGAGCTTGCTAAAGATATCTTTAGACAGTCTATAGAAGGAACCGATGGTTCTGACATCGAAGAGTTTGACAAAATGGGTCTTACTCCAGGAGATGAGCCAATAATCGGAGATAAACTTGAAGACAATCTAGTTGATATAAATATGGAGACAGGACTACCTGTAGACAAAGAGGAGAACAATGAAAACACTTAGAGAATTCAGAGAAAGACATGGCATCGAAGAAGCTAAAGTCGACGGTGTTGCTAAAGGTTCATTAGATGGTGACTCTCACATGTGCGCAAGCAAGATATTCCACAAGGAATGGAAAGAGGGAACACCTATTATTGGTGAACACGCAGAACCTGTAGATGGTAAAGTCGCTTGGTATAAAGTTATGTTTGAACACGGTATAGAAACAGTTGACGTGAATGACCCTGATGTTGAAATCGTAGCAGAAGCAGGACATGGTAACCATGCTAAAAAGCCTGCTAAAAAATATTAATTTTTAACAAAGGAAATAACAAATGGCAGTCACAGTAAACACATTAAAACTGACCCAAGTCCAGGGTGTGGTTAGTGTGAGGGGGACTGCAGCGACGGGAACAATAGACATTAGTTCAACACTAAAGAAATCGTCCGAAACGCAGAGCTCCCCAACAGTAAACATAAAAGGACTAACATGGGCGCTTTCAAGCGGTGCTAGTGCAAAGGTGCAACGTAACTCCGTTGTGCTTTATGAACTAATGGAAAGCGGCAATATAGACATGTATGGTTATTCAGACAATTCAGAAAACACATCAGACATAGAGGTAGTTATAGCGGGGGGAGCCGGTGGAACTGTCATTGTAGATTGTGCTAAAATATCTGGATATGGTAGCCAACAACACCAAAACGCGCCACTAGACACTAATGATAGTGGAGACGTATATGACGGAGGAAGTTTAGGATAATGAGATTAATAAAAGAATTTAACGAAAGTATTACATACTTAACTGAAGAGAGTAAAGATCCTAAAAAGCCTAACGTTTTTATAGAAGGCGTATTTTTACAATCAGATTTAAAGAACAAGAACGGTCGTGTATATCCTAAAGAGATAATGCAACGAGAAGTGCAGCGTTATGTAGATGAGAACGTAAAAACTAAAAGAGCATATGGAGAATTAGGTCATCCTGAAGGTCCAACAGTTAATTTAGATAGAGTCTCACATATGATAACATCTCTTAAGGAAGACGGTAACAACTGGATTGGTAAAGCCAAAATTATGGATACACCAATGGGCCGTATTGTTAAAGAACTCATTAGCGAGGGTGCTCAACTAGGTGTTAGTTCACGTGGTTTAGGTAGTCTCAAAGAGAGAAACGGCATTAATGAAGTCCAAGGGGACTTTATGCTTGCCACAGCGGCAGATATTGTAGCTGATCCTAGTGCTCCAGACGCTTTTGTAAGCGGCATAATGGAGGGCAAAGAATGGGTTTTTGTTAATGGGAAATGGACAGAACAAGATATTGAGGAAGCAAAAAGCACTATTTCTAGAGCCAATATAAGGGATTTAGAAGAAGAAAAGATGCAAGTTTTCTCAAATTTCTTAGATAAACTGTCCAAAATTTAAATAAATATAAATATATTAGATTAATACTATTATATTAATATATAATCCGACTTTTAATAAAAGGAGAAAGACATGGGAGTAGAATCCAAAATCAGAGAACTGCTTGAAGGTAAGTTACAAGACGACACCGTAGCAGTTATAGACGAGCAGATTGCTGGAGATCAACAACCACCTATGCAAGGTGGCAGTTCTAAAGCTAATTTGCCAGTATCCTCTGCGGATGCCCACCGTCCTTTAGATAAGAAGAACAATGGTGATGCTAGTAATCCATTACAAGGCAGCTCAAATGCTAACCCTGAAATGCAAGACCTAAGCGGTTCAAGCAATCCAGAAGGTGGCTTAACAAGCCCAGTAGGACAAGCAGCATCAAGCAAAGCTTCTAAAGCACCTGGACTAGAAGGTTCAGGAGCAGGTCAGGCACCTAACTACAGCGGTTCTGAAGACGCATCGTCTGTTGTAAATCAATCTAGCAATGCTGGAAACGTTTACAAAGAAGAAGACGAAGTTGAACCAGAAGGCGAAGAAGAAGTTCTAGATTCAGTTGAAGAAATTGATGACGAAGTAGAAGAACTTGATTCTGATGTAGAGGTTGAAGAAGAAGAGGAAGTCGTAGCAGAAGACGTTGAAGACGAAGAAATCGTTGAAGACGAACTAGAAGCAGAAACACTCTTTGAAGATGACATTGCTAACTTATTTGAGGAAGAAGAGCATCTATCAGAAGAATTTAAAACTAAAGCAGCTTCATTATTTGAAGCAGCAGTAGTTGCCCGTGTAAATCAACAAATAGACCTTATTGAGGACGAACTTGTTGAGGAAGCGGAAAAAGCTTTTAACGAAGCTAAAGAAAAACTCGTGGAAAACATCGACAAGTATCTGTCTTATGTGACAGAACAGTGGATGGCAGAAAATGAGATTGCCGTTGAGAACGGTTTGAAAAATGAAATCAATGAGAGCTTTATTAAAGATCTTAGAGAAACATTTGCTAACCATTACATCGAGGTTCCTGAAGAGAAATACGATGTATTAGCATCTCAACAAACAGAGATTGATGAGTTAAAATCTAAATTAGATGAAGAGATTAACAAATCTATTTCGATCAGCGAAGAAAGGGAACAACTACAAAAGGATAAAGTATTCCGTTCCGTGGTTGACGATCTAGCTGACACTGAAGTTGAAAAGTTTGCAAGTTTAGTTGAAGGTATAAAATACGACAACTCAGACATGTATGCTGAGAAACTAAATGTTATCAAGGAAAATTATTTTCCTAAAGCTAAAACTGATGACTCAGATAGGCTAGAAGATAGCGTTGATCAGGGAGCATTATCAGAGAATACTGTAATGGACAGATATGCGAGAGCAGTAAGTCAATCCGCTAAATTTGGCGGAGTTGCAGCAGACTTCGATAAGGCAAAAAATTAATTTTTTATAAATAATTAGGTTATAGAAAACATAACAAAACGTTAAAAACAAGGAGAAACTGATGTATCTTTCAGAAGAACTACAGAAAAAGTGGAGCCCAGTTTTGGATCACAAAGATCTCTCTGAGATTAAAGATCCTTATAAGCGTGCGGTAACCACGGTTGTTCTTGAAAACCAGGAAAAAGCTCTCCGTGAGGAGAAGGAAGCCCTTTTCGAGGCAACTCATGCTAACCAGACAGGTGCAGGCGTTGATAACTACGATCCGATATTAATATCGTTAGTTAGACGTGCTTTACCTAACTTGATGGCATACGACGTTTGTGGTGTTCAGCCAATGTCAGGACCTACAGGTCTAATCTTCGCAATGAAGTCTCACTTTACCAGCCAGACTGGAACAGAGGCTTTATTTAACGAAGCAGATTCAGACTTCTCAGGTGGTGGCACACACGCAGGCTCTAACCCAGTTGATGGAACTTACACAACTGGTGCTGGAGTATCCACAAGCACAGCTGAAGGCTTTGGTGACTCAACAACTCTAAACGAAATGGCTTTCTCAATCGAGAAAACTACTGTAACTGCTAAATCAAGAGCACTTAAAGCAGAATATACTGTTGAACTTGCTCAGGACTTAAAAGCAATTCATGGTTTAGACGCAGAGTCAGAACTAAGCAACATTCTTTCACAAGAAATTTTAGCTGAGATTAACCGTGAGGTTATTAGAACTATTTACAAAGTAGCAAAAACAGGCTCAGCCTCAACTGCTACAGCTGGAACATTTGACTTAGATGTTGACAGTAACGGTAGGTGGTCAGTAGAAAGATTTAAAGGTCTTTTATTCAATATCGAACGTGACGCTAACGTAATTGCACAAGACACAAGGCGTGGTAAAGGTAACTTCATCATCTGTTCATCAGATGTTGCTAGTGCTTTAGCTATGGCTGGTGTTTTAGATTACGCTCCAGCTTTATCAACTAATTTAAATGTTGATGACACAGGTAATACATTTGCTGGTGTGTTAAACGGTAGATATAAAGTATATATTGACCCTTATTCAGCAAACACAGGAGCTGCTAGCCAGTTCTATGTTTGTGGTTATAAAGGCACAAGCCCTTATGACGCTGGTATTTTCTATTGTCCATACGTCCCACTACAAATGGTTAGGGCTATTGACCCAAGCACATTCCAACCTAAAATTGGTTTCAAAACTAGGTATGGCATGATTGCTAACCCATTTGTAATGAAAGCAGATGGAACTACTGATGCTGATTCATTCACAGCAGACAGAAACCAGTATTACAGATCTGTTAAAGTTACAAACTTAATGTAATTCAGGTCTTTCCAATCATTGGAAATCGAAAAGCCCTACAATAGTAGGGCTTTTTTTGTGTCTTAAGATATTAACCTAATTGATATTGGCCTTTTTCAGTAACAAATTCGTTTAACTGTCTTGCAGTATCAATAACATCTTGTGCATTTATTGAAACTGTAGGTAAAGGCTTTTTGTCATTTGGAAAGTTTTCGTTATGTTCACGTATCGCATCAACTTGTCTGTGATAGTTATCCATAAGAATACCTTGTGCTTGGTTTAGTAAGTCGGCTCTGATCTCGAACCCTGATTTGTTGTTTGACATAATTTTCTCCTGTGTATGTGTATGTCGTCCTTAAGTGGACTAGATTATTTATTACTTTGGTATAATACCTACTTTACTTCTGGTTAGATAGAAAGTATTATAAATACTATTACTAGGAGGACTTATGGCTTATAGTAAAGAAGTAGTAAAAAGATTTGAAGAAGTAACAAACAATCCAGCAGCACATGGAGTAGGTAGGTTTGACCCTAACGACCCACATGTAGCTACAGGACTTACAGGCGCACCTGCTTGTGGTGATGTTATGAAGTTAGATCTAAAGTTAGACCCAGAAACAGATAGAATTTTAGATGTTAAGTTTAAAACCTATGGTTGTGGTTCTGCCATAGCTAGTTCAAGCATGTTTGTAGAAATGCTAACAGGTCTTACAATCCAAGAGGCAAAAGAAATAAAGGATAAAGATATTGCAACAGCACTAGATTTACCACCTATTAAGATACATTGTTCTGTATTAGCAGAAGATAGTATTAAGAGAGCTATCCAGGATTGGGAAGAAAAGAAAGCAGGAAGAAACACTACTTGGTTAGAACAAATGGGAGCTACTAAAAAGAATGACAGTAAATAGTTTTATACCTGTTCAAACTGTTAGTCGTATGATAGACTTTACGCCTATAGGCAGAGAGAAAGTTATTGAAAGACTATCAGAAGAGAATAAAAAAGGTGTAAGATATAGTTTACTAGGTGGTGGGTGTGCAGGATTTAGTTATGTATTTGACTATGCAGACGAACCACAAGAAGGAGATATAGAGTTAGACTTTGAAGATTTTAAACTATGGGTCTGTCCTATATCAGAGAAATATTTAAAAGGAACAGTTATAGATTGGAAGAAACAAGGATTGAATCAACAGTTTATATACATGAATCCTAATGAAGCTAGCTCATGTGGTTGTGGAACATCTGCTAGTTTTGAATTATAGGAGTATATTATGGCAAGAGTAACAAATTATGTAAGCATTACGCCTACAAAGAAAAGTTCATCACAAGGACAAGGTGGCAGAGGTAGAAGCACAAAGATTTCTATGTCCACGATGAATAAACACAAAAAAAGAAGCCACAAAAAATATAGAGGACAAGGTAGATGACACTAACAAATATAACTAACGTATCAGATGCAGCATTTAGTGCTAACAATCCTGGTGAGTTGGATTACTTACGACCCAATAGTTTTAAATTTATGGTTCATAATATTCCTAATGTTAGTTATTTTTGTCAAGCAGCTAATATACCTGAAATAAACATTCCAGCAGCAGAACAATCTACACCTTTAGTAGATATACCTTACCCTGGAGACAAATTACAGTTTGGTCCTTTAATGATTAGATTCTTGGTTCAAGAAGATATGGCTAATTACAAAGAATTATATGATTGGTTAATAGGTTTAGGTTTTCCAGAAAGCCATAAACAATCTTCTGAATATACACAGAAACAAGAATATAGATTCCCTGATGCTAATCCAGATAAACTACAAGGAATAGCATTACATTCAGACGCTAGCTTATTCATGTTAGATTCTAACAACAATCCAATTACCAAAATTGTTTTTAGGGACGCTTTCCCTATAAGTCTACAAGGATTAGACTTTGAAATATCTTCAGGTAACACAGACTATCTAGTAGGTGTTGCTATGTTTAGATACAGAGATTATGTTATTGAGACAGTTACCTAAAACGGTATTACACTTACTTGACTCTTACTATGTAAGAGCTTACAATAGACTATATTATGATAAAACTCAACGAAATACAAGAAATGTGGGAGGAAGACTGTAAACTAGATGAATTGAATCTAGGTCAAGAGTCTACTAAAATCCCAGAGTTACATTCTAAATACTTGAACATGTTGACAACGTTCAAATTACAATTACGAAAAAACAAAAGTAATTTACTATCTCTTAGACGTTTGAAATGGAAATACTTTCGAGGCGAACTAACACAAGAAGAACTAAACAAATTAGGCTGGGACCAATATTTAGGCAATGCACCGTTGAACAATCAGATGAATGAATACTTAGACTCAGACCCAGACATTATTACATTACAAGACAAGGTAGAATATATAGAAGCTTGTCTTACACAATTAGATTATATTATGCGCTCTATTAATAGTAGATCTTTTGATATTAAGAATGCTATTGAATGGAGTAAGTTTACAAGTGGTGTATTATAATGGTAGAGAAAATAGCAGAACAGATAGAAATATGTAAATGCCATTGGAAAACTATTTTCGTAGGTAGTTTTATAATGCACTTCGTATTTGATTGGTTTATATTTGGATTAGGCATTCTATTAGGAATGCACATAGGACATTAACATGAACATATTCTTACTACACGAAAATCCTACTATATGTGCTGAAATGCACTGTGATAAACATGTGGTTAAAATGGTTATTGAGTATGCACAACTTATGTCCACAGCACACAGAGTTATAGACGGAGATATGTATGAAAGTAAAACTGCAGCAGGCAGACGAATTAAAAGGTGGCTTCATCCTAACAGCAATATGGAAAACGTTCTATACAAGGCGAGCCATATCAACCATCCAGATGGTTTGTGGGTTAGAAGTAGTGATGCCAATTATAATTACCTTTACAATCTATGGTGTAGGTTATGTGAAGAATATACTCATAGGTATGGTAGGACACATCTAACAGAAGAAAAACTAAAAGATCTTCTTAGGTTCCCACCTAGTAATATACAACATGCATCTATGGCAGACATTCATGGTTTGCCACTAGCTATGCCAGATGATGTAAAAGGCAGAAGTGTAGTAAAATCTTATCGTAGGTATTACAAGAAATACAAAATGCCTTTTGCAAAATACACAAAAAGAGAAACACCTGAGTTTATGGTTGAAGAACTACACGCAGGTTATGCATCGTAATGACTATTAGTGTAACCAAGAAAGACGAAGTATATCTTAAAATAAAAACAGATCTCAGCACAGACCAAGAACTGAATGACTTCTTTACTTTTGATGTTCCTGGTGCAAAGTTTATGCCACTATATAGAAACAGAATGTGGGACGGCAAAGCAAGGCTATACAGTTTATACAAGAAAGAATTATATGTAGGACTTCTGCCCTACTTAAAAGAGTTTGCAGAAACATTAGAATACGATTTAGACATAAACATTCCAGATATAGGAGAAGAAACAGATGTCAAAAAACTTACAGAAGCTCTCAAATTACATGCTGGAGGAAAACCGATACAGGCTAGGGAGTATCAACAGGATGCAGTTGATCATTGTATTAAGCAGGGCAGAACTTTGTTGCTCAGTCCTACTGCTAGTGGGAAGTCTCTTATTATATACAGCCTTATAAGATATCATCAGGCAAAAGGTCGTAAGCAACTTGTTATTGTTCCTACTACATCATTGGTAGAACAAATGTATGGGGACTTTCAAGACTATGCCACAGCAGACAAACATTGGGCAGCACCTGATAACTGTCATAGGATATATGGAGGCAAAGAAAAGAGTAATGAATATCCTATTACTATTTCTACATGGCAATCTATATACAAGTTTCCTAAGAAATGGTTTGAACAGTTTGATGTCGTGTATGGAGATGAGGCACACTTATTTAAGGCAAAGTCATTAACAACATTAATGAATAAACTTACTAATACACCTTATAGAATAGGAACAACAGGAACATTAGACGGAACAAAGACACATAGGTTAGTATTAGAAGGTGTGTTTGGACAAGTTCATAAGGTTACTACAACTAAAAAATTAATGGAAGATAAACAACTTGCTAATCTTAAAATTGTATGTTGCACACTAAATTATAAAGACGTTATACGAAAAGAAATGAAAGGCAAAACATATCAAGAAGAAATAGATTGGCTTGTTACTAATCCAGATCGTAATGAAATAATAAAGAACTTAACTATTGCACAAGAAGGTAATACACTTGTCCTATTTCAATTTGTAGAAAAACATGGTTCAGTATTACATGAAATGATTAGCAATAGTGTTAAGAAAGGTAGGAAAGTATTCTTTGTATATGGTGGCACAGAAACAGAACAAAGAGAACAAGTTAGAGCTATAACAGAAAAAGAAAATGATGTAATTATTATAGCTTCATATGGCACATTTTCAACAGGCATAAATATAAGGAACCTTCATAATATTGTTTTCGCCTCTCCTAGTAAGAGTAGAATTAGAAACTTACAAAGTATAGGTAGAGGGCTTAGAAAAGGAGATAAGAAGGTAGTATGTAACTTGTTTGACATTGGTGATGATTT